TTTAATCAAATGGCTACTGCCGGATTTGACTTCATTGATGATGAAGAAACCGGCGAAGTAAACAATGTAAAAGATGGAGCATTCTTGGTAGAAGCTCTAAGATCTATTATGCTTAAGCACTATGGTATAGAACATCCTATCCAGATACTAGCTGAGAACCTTTTTAATCATGACGAAAATAGCGGTGTACTTCTTTTGAGAAATGATGTAATATCTTCTATGTTCGAAGTTCAACAGGAGAAGAGCTAAGCTCTACATATATCATGATCATCATTGATCTTAACCAAGTAATGATCTCAAACCTAATGATGCAGTTAGGTAATCACACGAACGCACAGCTAGAAGAGAACATGGTACGTTACATGGTTCTCAACGCTATTAGATCCTTTAACCAGAAGTTCTCACGCGAATACGGTGAAATTGTTATTGCGTGTGACAATACAAATATCTGGCGTAAGAAAGAATTCCCATACTACAAAGCTAATCGCAAAAAGAATCAAGAGAAGTCTGAGCTTGATTGGAAGGGAATCTTTGAGTGTCTTGGCAAGATTCGTCAAGAGCTCAAAGACTATTTTCCGTATCGTGTGATTGATGTTGTATCAGCTGAAGCTGACGACATCATCGCTACTCTTGTTCATACACACGGCAAGATTGTTTCTTCTGCCGATGATGAAAAGATCCTTATCCTTTCGGGTGATAAGGATTTTATCCAGCTTCATATCTATTCCAATGTTCGTCAATATGATCCTGTTCGCAAGAAGTTTATCGAGCATAGTGATCCAGAACGTTATCTAAAAGAGCATATCCTTAAGGGTGACTCTGGTGATGGTGTTCCTAATATCCTATCTAACGATGATTGCTTTGTTGTTGGTCAGCGTCAGAAACCACTTACTGCAAAAAAGATTGAAGCAATCCTTGAAGAAGGTTTAGACGGCAAACTTAACCATCCTCTTTTTAGGAACTATAAACGTAATATGCATTTGATCAATCTTAGCTTTACTCCATGGGAAATTAAAGAAAAGATTCTTGCTCAGTATGAAGAGCAAGATGATCGTGATCGCAGTAAGATGATGAATTATTTTATCACTAATAGATTGAAGAATCTTATGGAAAATATTGGAGAATTTTGATGAGACTGAGTATCTCGGAAATCCTTGATAGGGTTTCTAAAGCAAAGACTAAACCAGAAAAACTGGATCTGTTTAGACAACATGATAATCCAGTACTTCGCTCTGTGTTGAAACATACTCTTGATAAGAATATTGTTTTTGATTTGCCTGAAGGTGCACCACCGTATAGACCTAGCGAGCATGTTGAGAGTCAGGGCATGCTGTACTCAGAGGCAAGAAAGTTTTACCTTTTTGTTAAAGACGGTCATCCCGGTCTTACAAATCTCAAGCGTGAATCTCTCTTTATAACAATGCTTGAGTCAGTCGATCCTAAAGATGCGGAGCTTTTAATTGGGATGAAAGATAAGAAGCTTCCATACAAAGGAATTAATGTAGCACTAGTAACAGAGGCATATCCAGGGCTAATCGATGAGCAAGTCAACGTTTAAGAAGTTCAAGAAGAACGACTATTCTTATGAAGATGACGAAGAAGAGTATTACGATGATCCTCGTAATAGAGTAAATAAAAAAGAAAATAAGAGGTTCGAACGAGCCCTTAAAACTAAAGATATACATGCTCTCATTGAAGAAGATGATTACGAAGATGAAGAGTACTATTACGAGAGGAAGTAAATGCCTACATATAAGTTCCGTAATAATGATACAGGTGAAGAGTATGAAGAATTCATGAGCATCTCTGCTCTTGATGTATATCTACAGGAGAACGCCAATGTAACTCAGCTTGTAAACGGTGCTCCAGCAATTGGGGATAGTATTAGACTTGGTCTTAAAAAACCTGATAGCTCTTTCAGAGATATCCTAAAGAATGTAAAGAAAGAACACTCGAAGGGGATTACCAGGTCTACTGTTAATACATTTTAATTATAACAATAAGAGAAACAATGACTCAACAACAAACAAGACTCAACAAGAAACAGAGAAGAGCATTAAGAGAACAGGGAGTAAAGTTAAACAGCGAAGCAAACTTTAGGGTTAACTTCAATCTCAGAGAGATAAAACCTTTAACAGCTAACCAGCAAAAAACATTCGAAGCGTTTTCAGCAAAAAAGAATTTGATGCTTCATGGTATTGCAGGAACAGGCAAGAGTTTCATCTCTCTATATCTGTCTCTAAAAGAGTTGTTTGATGGTAATTGTGGATATAAAAAAGTTTATATCATTAGAAGCGTAGTCCCAACACGCGACATGGGGTTCTTGCCCGGCAATCAAAAAGAAAAAGCTAAAGTATACGAAGCACCGTACTATGCAATTTGTTCAGAATTGTTTAATAGGGGTGATGCTTATGATGTACTTAAGACAAAAGATTATGTAGAATTCATTAGTACATCATTCGTGCGTGGTATCACACTGAACGATTGTATTGTTATCGTGGATGAAGTAGCTAACATGACTCTTCATGAATTGGACTCTATCATTACACGTATCGGCAGAAACTGTAGAATCATATTCTGTGGTGACTTCAGACAGTCAGACTTTACTTATGATAAAGATAAGAAGGGTCTTATTGATTTCATGAAGATCTTACAGAACATGAAAGCGTTTAACTTCATTGATTTTGATGTGGATGACATTGTTAGGTCATCATTAGTGAAAGAATATATCGTTGTTAAAGACAGACTTCAGATCGCGGCTTAGCGCAGGCAGACCAACATATAATAGAGGCAAAGTCTTCGAACATTCTTTTGTAGAGTTTGAAGACTTTGAAGCTCGTATCATTGATGGTAAAAGATATTATTTTGCACCAGATGGTGGCAGATATCCCTCTGTCACTACTGTGCTAGGCCAGCATAAAGATAAAACACACCTACAGAAATGGATCGATAGTGTAGGCCAAGATAGAGCAGAACAGATTAAAGTTCAGGCTGGCAATCGTGGTACTGCTCTTCACACTATCTGTGAAGACTATCTTCTTAATAAAGATTTCTATCCAGAAGATGTCATGCCTGCAAACATCATGACATTCTCTAATATTAAACCGGTGCTTGATAAACGTGTTGGTAAAATCTATGCAGTAGAAGCTCCGTTGTATTCAAAGAAACTTAATACAGCTGGTAGAACTGACTGCATAGCAGAGTTCGATGGTGTAATTAGTATCGTTGATTTCAAGACATCTCTTAAACCTAAGAAAGAAGAGTGGATCGAAGATTACTTCTTGCAGGCTACATGCTATAGTCTAATGGCTGAAGCTCTCACTGATCTTAAGATCCCTCAGATAGCCATCATCATAACTGTAGATGGACAGCCAGAACCCCAGGTTTTTGTCAAAGATAAATATCTTTACGTAGAGAAGGTTTTACAAATCTTTGGCTAGGGGAGACGATCATGGATATTACTATCTACGGGAAACCAAGCAAGTGTCAGAGAAAAATCATACGAAAGGCTGCACACTATTATGCAGCATGCTTGATGTCAAATCGACTATCAAGCAACGTATACGTGACAATTAGATTTAAGAAGAATCTATTTAAAAAAGAAGATTTTTACGGAGTGTGTGATGCCCTCGACCTGAATAGGCCGAGGGATTTTGATATAGAGATAGATGCAGATCTAACCTTCAGGCAGACTCTTAGTGTCTTAGCACACGAACTAGTTCACGTCAAGCAATACGCAACTGGTCAACTAAGAGACTATAATACTTCTAAGAAGATTAGATGGAAAGGTGATATCCATATTAGTGAGTATGGATACGATAATATTGATGCATCATACTGGAATGCTCCTTGGGAAAAAGAAGCATATCGTTTAGAGAAGAGTCTAACTAGAAAATTTATGAGATACTTAAGAGAATCATAAATTATATTCTTGTATGATTCTCTTAAGTTCAGGATTATAATCTTCTAAACGATTATTATTTTCTTTTTCCATCAGCTCTAAATATTTTTTTAGAGTGCCACTTTTTAGATATTCTATATCAGATTTTAGAGCATTATTTATTTTAGACATCTGATCATACTTCTTTATAAGATGAAACAATCTGTATTGTCTAGGAACATTTAATACAGATAAGTATCTCGGATATTGTAAAACTGTACATGTAAATTCAAGTTCATTTTCATGAAAAAAATCTAGTACTTTAGTATATGAATTAAAATTTAATATACTATAAACACTGTGAACTCTTAAAAAGATATTATCTTCTTTATTATTTTTTACAAATTCAATGAAAGATAATATATCTGACCACTTACTTCCGTATCTAACATATTCATGATACTCACCAACAGCATCGATACTCATATCGATATGTATGGTTTTAAATTTTTTTATTAATTTCCATATATTATCTTTTGGAATAATACTTGCATTTGTGTTTATCCACAAATCTACATTACTTAAATCAATCTTTGAATCTAATAAATCCAAAAACCAATAAACATTTTCACTATAAAATGGTTCACCACCACCAATCTTAAGTATTTTTAAATTGTTATAGTCTGTATTCTGCGCAACTCTTTTAAAATTTTCAACATAGCTTGTTAGCTCATTATTATGTTTAAAATTAAACCCATTATCTGCAAGTTCTTTTATATTTTTTTTCTTATTCCATGAAGAGCTTTGAACAGGACTGCATGATAGACAGCTCATGTTACATAAGCTATCAACACTTATATGCATGATTTCTAATCTAACTTCATCATCTTCTATTGCATCATTCCAAAAACGTCTAAGAGAATGAGAGTTTTGTTTTTCTCCCTGTATACAATAACTACAATTATCTGGAGCAACTTTTTCTCTAAGATTTCTCCACTCATTTGTATCTAAAGCTTCATTGAAACTATTAATATTTTGAAGTTTTATGTTATCCCAGTTTATATCTTTTCCATTATTAAATGAACAGCATGGTTTGACCATGCTGCCCTTTAATCCAGACATATGGGTTATAGCTACTTGCTTACTCTGTACTTTACAATAATTTTGTGACATATCACTTCAATAATTCTTGTTTATATACACTTTCAAGTTTAATACCTTCTTGTGTAAACTTTACAAGATTTCTTAAACTATTTTCATTAATCTGCTTCTTAATGATATTATATGCTTTGGTCATATCATCACCTATGAACCATTCGTAATCACCACTATCATCATCAAGCGCTTTCTT